GTATTAGGCAAAACCAAAAATCAACAATTTTTAAAAGACTGGAAGGCCAAAGTTGGAGAAGCAGAAGCAGAGCGAATCAAGAATCTATCTAGTAAGCGAGGGACTAGCATGCACAAATTCCTGGAGCATTATATACTCGGCACTGGGTACGATGATCTTACAGGGCTCGGACAAGAGGCGAAAGCCATGGCCGAAAAAGTTATTGAAATCGGTCTTGCACCTGTGGAAGAGTATCACGGGTCGGAAGTTACGATGTATTATCCTGGGTTATACGCTGGGTCTACTGACCTGGTTTGCAGTCACAATGGCGTTGATGCAATAGTTGATTTTAAACAGTCTAATAGACCTAAAAAGAAAGAATGGATTGAAGATTATTATCTGCAGATAGCAGCATATGCCATGGCTCATGACTATGTTCATGAGTCTGCGATAGAGAAGGGTGTAATAATGATATGTACCCCTGACCTATACTATCAAGAATTTGTCATAAGTGGGGCAGAATTAAGGCAATATAAACATAAATTTTTAAAACGATTGGACATGTATCATGACATTAAATTTGATGAAAAAGAACAAGCGCAAGTATCCATTACGAGCGCAGACTTCACCCGAGATGAATAACATATTGTTATTACATTCTGAGTGGTTAGAGACTGATGGTCAACACAAGAAGGCCAAAGAATGCAAGAAACAAGCAGAAGGTTTCAAACAAAGAACTGATTGGAGACAAGCAGAGGGTTTTTCAGGAAGGAGGAGACATGAACGACAGGTTAAGAACGGTCTTAATAGCTCGATACCAGGCTGATATAGCTGACGCTAAGTATAAAATTAAATGTTTTGACGATCATGAGATAGTGATACCAGAGCATTTTGATATTACTGGCGAAATAGACAAGCTTTTGGAGGCAATCGCAAGCGCTGAAGATAAAATGGCGGTATTGAGGCTACATTATGGCGAAAATAAGACAGAAAAAACTGTACTATAGGGATCTAGAAAGTTTTAAAAAATTTTTTAAAAAAAGTAGCAAAAAAAAGTGTACTTTTGTACTTTTGGTCTAGAAGTGTTGGTATATATAACTTTAGGGTGGACAGATTATGGTACAAATCATGTTTAGGTGGACAGATTATTTTGTACTTACAGATGCCCTACGCGCACGCGAGTCAATTATTTTAAAATTTTTTAAAGTTTTTAAATCCCTATATGCTATAAGAGGACATGCCTAGGAAAAGAAGAAAAGCCATGATTGCGGATACTGCCCTCGACATACCTTATCAGAAGGTGCGAGTAGAGTGGATTGATTGTGTTAGCGATTCGGGCTGGGCTACTGAGAAAGAATTTGATAAAATGAAATTAGCTAAACCAGTCAATGAAGGTTGGTTGTATTCAAAAGATAAGGACTCTGTAAAACTATTTGCCTCGTACGATAAGGATGAAGATGGTATTACTTTTGGGGATCGAACGATGATTCCTCGTCAGTGGGTAAAGAAGATTCAGAAGATTTGATGTCAGATGACTCCCCCTCAACAGTCTTCGCGTTTAAAAGCGGTGCGTAGTCGGATAGAATTTGTTTCATTTTGTTTTCTAATTCTGCTTCTGATAGGTCCTCTAATTTTCCTGTTTTTATTATTTTGCGGTCTATGTATAATCCTGCAGCTTTGCCTCGGTTTGCTTCAGCATTTACCGCAGATGAAAAACTACCCTTTTTCAAAGCTGCTTCACGCAATCGAGCGAGCTCTGCAACGTGTCCCTCGTAAGTAACTTCATGCTTTCGAAGTCTTTCCTCTCTTAACTCACCTATGTATTTAACTACAAGCGGTGACAACCTGGGATTGCATAACTCTGATCCTTCTTGTCTAGCACGTTTAGCACTATAACCTGCCTTTACTGCTGCCTCTGTCTGTGTAAGTGGTCCGGTCTCATCACCGAATACTAAAAACTCTGCAAATCTCATTTGCATTTCTGTTAATCTTTTTGGTAAACCCATGATTGACAATTTAAGGTAACTATCCTATATTGTCAATCATGAAAGTATATAAGACATCAGCTCAGATTCAACGAGGTTATAACGATTTGGAAGAGACGATAGAAAGACAGAAAAAACAAATAGAGTTTTTGCAAAACAAATGCAGACAAGCAGGAGAAAGAATTAAAGATTTAGAAGAGATTAGTAAAAAGCATCAAGAGTTAGTTGGCAAACTTATGGAGAAAAAATAATGTACGTAAAACATCTGCAAGAGTATTTAGATAAATTTACCGAAGGTCCTAATGGAAGAAAAGGCAACGCTGTATCCAACGCTACCATCTACATGCAGGTGGGAAAGCATTTAGAAAAAATTGGAAGAATTGAAGTGCAAGAAGCAAATATTATTGGACAAGATTCTATTCGTGTTGTATTGAAACCAACAAGAGAAGAATTAATTATTGCCCCTACTCCCATCGATTAGACAGCACTAGTTACCTTGAAACCTGAGAGAAAATTTTATGAAAAAATTAAGAAATCTATTCCACATATTTCGTGGATTCGACTGGAGAATCATAGCTTACTTGGCACTCCTGATCTATTGGCCTGCACTACTTCTGGCCACTTTTTCACAGTAGAACTCAAAGTTACGAAGGGTAACAAGGTACGCTTTTCACCTCATCAAATTAGCTTCCACGTGAAGCATCCTACCAACACGTTTATCATGGTCCAGCACCTTGGTTCAGGGACCGTGAAACTTTTCCGTGGTTCTCAGATCTTGGAGCTTGAAGCTTGTGGCTTGGAGCTTGAAGCTTGCTGCTTGGGGCTTGAGGCTTGTGGCTCTTTCTTCTCTAAGCTTGGAGCTTGAGGCTTGTTGCTTGTAGCTTGCAGCTTGGGGCCTGTCGCTTCTGCTAGGTCATGTGTTGCTGCCTGAAGCTTGGGGCCCGGACCAGTCGAACGCTCTACCTGACCGTCGCCAGGACTTAAGCTAATTGACTGATCCAGTTTATTACGCAGCTTACGTAATTCTTTATAATATTTTGGGTGTCTAAATTCCATTAGTGAATCCCATATGATACATTTTTAATTTCTTTATTCCAGCAGTTTCTGCAGTCTCTGCATTCGTTGTCTTGCTTCGGAGCTGGACACGTCGCGCCGGCCTTCACCACTGTTGAATAGTTGTTAAAGCCTCCCGCTGGTGACTGGTCCACCATCGGCATGGAAAATCTTATTGTTAGGTTATCCGGTGCCCGGTGCTCGTGCTTCTGGATCCACGCTTCACGCGTTGGCATCCAGTGCTTGCGGTCCGGGGTCAACCTGCAAACTTCGTAAATTTTGTTTAAGTGCTCGAGGTCCTGGACGTCCCCGGAGTCGTGCCATCTAAAGACATCTGCTTTTTTACTGTTGATCAGGTGCGCCATTGCCTGGACCCAGAGCGGGTGCTTGATAGCTGCCAGCCGGCGGTACTGAGCGTCCTGGACCACCTTAAACACGTAACAACCTTTTAACGCGTAGCAGTCATAGCAGGTCGACCCTGGTACCTTCCGGAGCTTGGACCCAGTTTTACATTCTTTGGCCGGCAGGCCTATAGACCATCCAGGCATTTTTGAAGGCTTGCTTAGGCTACCTCCTATAATTTTTAAAGCTTCGTTTGTTTTCATTTATTCTTTCTCCTTGAATATCCTATAACATGTCCTGGACCTGTTGTCAAGCTTGAAGCTTGCAGCTTGTGGCCTCCGGAGCTTGGGGCTTGGGGCTTCAGGCTTTCGAAGAATTTCCGGCAGCTGGCCAGATATGACGCTGGCAGCTGCTTATGGTCCGAAAGGAAATAGTGAGTCAAGTCGTTGTTTTTAATTCTCTTCATAATCTTTCTATAGTGGATCAGTGGTGGACGCGTGTGCACAAATCCACCGTTGATCCCAGGTCCAATTTACCAGTTCTAAAGCATAGCTGAACTTACTCTCCACTGGACCAGGGATCAGCCCAGCGTTGCATGAAGACGGCTCGTATAAAGCGGTGTGACATACAACCTGGAGTTGAGTCCCCTACTTCATATTTATCGACGTGAAGCAGGAACACGTCAGTATCCATCAGAGGTCTGTTGTTAACTTAATGGAATATATCCTATATAATCCCTTGACAATAAATGTCAATAGTATAAAAAAATTTTATTAACAAGAAAGGAAAACTTATGAGAATAAGACTAAATCAAGAGTATCGTACCAAGATTGCTAATCGTATGAGAGTACACTTGGAACAAGAAGATACACAAGAAAAAAAGAAATATGATGATATGAAAGCAGAACAAATTGACCTTAATGATAAGGCATGGAAAGTTGCTGAAACTATCGTTAGACGACACTATACTGATGATGATGTTGCAAAAGCATATTATCTTCAAAACAAGTTTGAAAATGTTTCAACTATTGCAAAAGATAGTTGCTTTCATTTTCACTATCAAGGCATGAAAGAAGAACGAGATTATGACAACAATGTTAAAATGGTTCCAAGTACCATTGAAAAACATTTTGACTTTAGATTAAATGGTTCTTTAGACATGGCTAATAATGATAGTTATAATCGTGGCGATAATGAGTATGGTTATGCTTTGTATCGTGATGAACTAAAAGCGCAAGAAGATTGCAACCCAGATATAAATGTTGAACAAGAGGGTAAAGATAGCAACCCTCATTGGACAAAGTATAAAGACAACAATAATAAATATCTTGGTAGTGATGACAATGGCTATGGAAAACAATGGAACGAAAAATATCAATTAGATTTAATTGGTCGTGATTATTGTAGAGATAGGTCTATTGCTTGTAATGAAGAAGAATTTAATTTCTTAATTACTTGGAAACAACAAAAAGGTCAATTTGTAATGGCGCATTATAAATGGATAAAAAGTATTTTAGACCAGATGAAAGAAATCAAAGTTGGTCTAAAAGGTTATAAATATTTAGACGAGGCATTAGAACTTTGTACTGAACTTGGTTTAAATATTACCGACGCAGAAATAATTAGAACTAATAGTACAGGGCTAGTTATTTACAATCCGAAAAATCTAGCTGAAAGAATAAAAGGCATGAAAAATAAACATGTTGATAGAAAGGATAAAATTAAAGCTAGATTGTTATATGAAAAACAACAGGCAGAAAATAGTTTAAATTAACTATTGACAACCCTATCCTACTTATTGTAGGATAGGGCAGAAAGGAAATATAAATATGACAGCAGAAAGAAAACAATTACCAACCGAGGGCGAGGGTACAATAGTTTATTACTCTCAAAAAGATAAAAAACATATCTCTAGACGAGGTAAGCACGACGAGAAATCTCGTATAGATACAAACAAGAAAGGCGAGGAATATTATGTCTATTATGATTTAGACGCATGGGGATATAGAACTGCCAAGAAATGGAGTATTAGATGAGTTGGCAAGTAGCTTTTTTTAATATTGCATTTGTTTTAATTTTCTTTGTATTAATAAAAATAGGTATGGTCATATGAAACTTTGCCAAGGACCGCTGTGTCATACTTACGAAACTCAGGACCGCTTACGCGGTCCTAAGGGTGCCAAGGTAAGACAAACCAGAAGAAGAAGTCATTTTTATTATTTAGGTGGTAACGCGTGCGATACGCGTTGCGAACGAGATTGGTTCGATAAATTTGGCGAGCAAGCTTTAAATCACTTTGGCAAGATTAAAGAACCATTAAAACAAACTGAACAAAACTCATGGCGCAAGAACAGAAGATATTGGTGGAACCATGGCGAGCATGGTTACAACTATGAGTTTTATAATTCTGTAAGTCAGGAACGAATTCCATTGACCGAGGCTCAATACAATGATACCAATTACACCATAGAAAGGATAAACATATGACAAAAGAAAATAAGTTCTTTGGTAAAGATTGGACTAAAGGAGAGATTAAGTTTCCTAAACATCTAACGCCTGAGATAATACACACAGCATTATTCGTATCTAATGCTGAGAACATGGACAGCGTTCAGAATAGAGTAGAGTTCTGCGTTAAACAAATCGGAGACGAGGCAATGTCCTACGCTATGGCATTGTTAATATTACCTACGCTTATGGACATGGTAAAAGAACACCCCGAGTATAAAGATTATTTAGAACTACGTAAAAAAAAGACACACTAAACCACGACCCTCGGCGCTTCGCAGCGCCGAGGGGTCCCAGCCAAATCCAGATACCCTAACATAACAAGACCCCCACCCCCCTAAATTGCAAAAAGGGGTCCCACTACTTTAGGTTGTATTGCTTGATTTAGACAGTCATAGCTGATAAAAACATTTTGGTACCATGGACTTGAATCAGGTTGACATAAGTAAATTACCTGCAGACGTGAGGAAGACTTTTAGAAAACTTCAAGTCATGCACGCAGAAAAAAAGATACAGAATAAAGCTCAAGACGACTTTTTATCTTTTGTAAAATGTGTATGGCCAGAATTTGTTGAAGGGTCCCATCACAGACACATTGCAGAAAAATTTAATAAATTAGCTACGGGCGAAATAACTCGTTTGATAGTTAACATGCCGCCAAGACATACTAAGTCGGAGTTTGCCTCATACTTACTTCCGGCTTGGATGGTGGGCCGTAATCCAAAACTCAAAATCATTCAGGCAACTCACACAGGAGAATTAGCAATTAGGTTTGGACGTAAAGCAAAAAATTTAATTGACTCTGAAGATTATTCTAAAATTTTTAAAACAACTCTACAGGAAGATAGCAAGGCCGCTGGTAGGTGGGAAACAGCACAAGGCGGAGAATACTTTGCAGCTGGAGTAGGCGGTGCCATCACCGGCCGGGGTGCTGACCTTTTAATTATAGATGACCCACACTCTGAACAAGATGCAATGTCCAAGACTGCTTTAGAGTCTGCTTACGAATGGTATACATCAGGACCAAGACAAAGGATGCAACCAGGCGGTAAGATAGTTTTAGTTATGACTCGTTGGTCACAAAAAGATTTAACAGGTATGTTAATGAAAGCTCAAACAGAAGCAAAGGCTGATCAATGGGACGTGGTCGAATTTCCGGCAATCATGGACCATGGACCAGTGTGGCCTGAGTATTGGAAGCAAGAAGAATTAGAAAAGGTTAAGGCAACACTACCAGTTGGTAAGTGGAACGCGCAGTGGATGCAGAATCCTACAGCAGAAGAAGGAGCAATATTAAAACGTGAATGGTGGAGAGTTTATAATAAGGAAACTATTCCACAGCTACAACATGTTATACAAAGCTATGACACAGCATTTTTAAAAAAAGAAACAGCCGATTACAGTGCGATAACGACATGGGGAATCTTTTATCCGTCAGAGGACGAAGGTGCTAATTTAATATTATTAGATGCCATAAAAGGTAGGTACGAGTTCCCTGAACTACGGAGATTGGCCCTTGAACAATACGAATACTGGCAACCTGAGTCTGTTATTATTGAGGCAAAAGCAAGTGGTTTACCACTAACTTACGAGCTTAGACGTATGGATATACCGGTTGTAAACTTCACACCGAGCAAAGGAAACGACAAGCATGCCCGTGTAAATGCTGTTGCACCTCTGTTTGAATCTGGTATG